ATTCGTGTAGGGCATGAAAAAATGAGAGTGATTTAATTCTTATGTTTAATATTCTTTATAAGAAAAATAAAATATATTCAAATCTTTCTCATGAAGAATTAGCAGAAATACTTGACGAACTTTCCGAAAAGTATTATGATACAGGAGAATATAATCCAAATGATATTATACTGGAGGAATTTTTAAATGGCACAGAGACCGAACCTAAACGCACAACAAATTGAATCAAAGCCCAAGTCTACCCGTCAGGGTCTTGGAAAACATACAAAATACGCTGCCTCAAGTCGGAATAAGGCAAGAAAAAAATATAGAGGTCAAGGAAAATAGATAAACTATTCGGGGATTGTATCTCCGAATTTTTTTTATTATGATATATAAGATAGAATCTGAAAGGGATAGAAACCCCTTAAAAAGTTCTGATTTTTTAATCAGGAGAAAAAAATGTCTAAACTTTCAGATAGAAACATTGAATATATGAAACAAACTTGGGGAACAACTAAATTAGTTACAGATTATGGAGTGTTGGAAGAAACTAAAATGCTTCGTGAAATTAATAATGATACTCTAACTCCCAAAAAACATGACTTTATTGTTCAAAATGAAATTCATGAAAAAATACGAAACCAAAAAGATTATGATGATTGGGAGTATGGAACTGAACCAATTCCACTTCAAGAATGGTGATAAATAAAAGATAGAATTGCCATACTAAATGTGCCCATAGAACGAGTAAGTAAAGGTTTTAAAGATATAAGTTCATCTTTTCAAATAAGTCCAATTAACTTTGATCTTGTTGCGATTAAAAATGAAACCGCTATTGCTCGTTCTGTTCGCAATCTAGTACTTACTTTACCTGGTGAAAGATTTTTTAATCAAAATTTAGGATCAAGAATTTCAGATTCTTTATTTGAAAATATTGATGAAATAACTGCAGGAATTATTAAAGATGAAATTGAAACTACAATTCAAAATTATGAACCAAGAGTTGATTTAATATCAGTTGAAGTCTTACCTAACTATGATGAATATTCGTTTGATGTTAATATAACTTATAATATCGTTGGCATTGATGTTCTACCTCAACAATTAACCTTCGCTCTAGAGCAGACACGATAAATGGCATTAGTCAACTTTACTTCCTTAGATTTTGAAGATATAAAAACTTCCATAAAGGATTATATTCGTGCGAATTCTAGTTTTACTGATTATGATTTTGAAGGATCTAATCTATCAGTAATTATTGATACATTGGCATACAATACCTATATCTCATCATATAATGCAAATATGATGAGTAATGAAGTTTTTATTGATAGTGCCACACTAAGAGAAAATGTTGTCTCATTAGCAAGAAATATTGGATATGTTCCTCGCTCTCGCCAATCTTCCAACGCTAATATTTCATTCTTTGTTGACGTTCAAAATCCTAATTCACTATTTTTAACATTACAAAAAGGTATTGTATGTTCAACTACATCTAGTTTTGGTGGGCAAAGTTTTATATTTTCAATACCAGAAAATATAACAGTTCCAATTGTTGATGGAATTGCATTATTTGAAGACATCAAAATATTTGAAGGAACATTTATAACTCAAGAAATTGAAGTAAATGCAGTTAATTTTGATGAAAAATATATTTTACAAAACGAAAATATAGATATCAATACTCTTAGAGTTTTTGTAAGAGAAAATATATTAAGTAATACATCAGTAAAATATAAATTATCTGATAATATTATAAATGTGAGACCATCATCTAGAGTTTTTTATATACAGGAAATAGAAGATCAAAGATATGAGATAATATTTGGAGACAATATATTTGGAAAAAAATTAGAACCTTCAAATATTATAGAAATCTCATACATTGTCACAAATGGAGAAATTGGTAATGGAATATCTAATTTTACATATAGTGGAAGAATTATTGATAATAATGAAAATTCAATTACTGAAGGACTTTCATTAATAACTACGATATCAGAATCAAGAAATGGTAGTGAAATAGAAAGTGTAAATTCTGTTAAAAAATATGCCCCTAGAATATATTCCGCACAAAATAGAGCAGTAACCTCTAGTGATTATGAATCAATAATTCCAAAGATATATCCACAAACTGAATCAGTTTCAGTTTTTGGTGGAGAGCAACTTACACCTCCACAATATGGGAAGGTTTTTATCACAATAAAACCTATAGAAGGAAATTTTTTATCAAATGGAATTAAAATAAATATAAAAAACGAATTAAAAAAATATTCTGTTGCTGGAATTATTCCTGAAATATTAGATTTAAAATATTTGTATATAGAAATTTTCTCTAACGTATACTATAATACTAATTTGTCTAGAAGTGTTTCTTCCGATAAAGATAAAGTAACTAAAAATATAGAAAGATTTGCAAAATCTGATGAATTAAATAGATATGGTGCTAGATTTAAATATAGTAAATTTTTAAATATAATTGATAACAGTACTCAGTCTATTACATCAAATATTACTTCAGTTCAAATGAGACGAGATTTAAGACCGGAGTTAAATAAGTTTGCAGAATATGAAATATGTTATGGAAATTCTTTTCACATAAAAAATAATTGTGAGGGATATAATATAAAAACTTCTGGATTTAAAGTTGATGGAATATTTGATACTGTTTATATTGGTGATATTCCTAAAGTAAACAAAAAAGAAGGTTCTTTATTTTTATTTACACTTAAATCAAATGATGAACTAATCGTTGTTAGAAAAAATGTTGGAACAATATTCTACGAAAAAGGAGAAATTTTATTGTCACCTATAAAAATAATTTCAACAAGTAAAGTTAAAAATAATATACCAATAATAGAAATATCTGTATCACCAAAATCAAATGATATTATCGGAAAACAAGATCTTTACCTTCAATTAAACATTAATGATGTCCAGATAAATATGATAGAAGATGTAATAGAGTCCGGATCCGATTTAAGTGGTTCTTCTTATTTTTCATCATCTAGTTATTTAAACGGAAATGCGGTAAGAAAGTAAGATATGAAAGATACTAGAGTAAAAATTTCAACTTTTATAGAAAATCAAATTCCAAAACATTTGAGGGAAAATTCTCCACTTCTAATAGATTTTTTACGTCAATATTATATTTCAGTAGAATCTAAAGGGCAAGTACTAGATATACTTGAAAATATAGATCAATATATCAATATCAATAATTTAACAAATGTTAAATATGAAACTAAATTAATAAATTCAGTCTCTTTTTTTGATACCACTATACAAGTAGAATCTACTTTAGGATTTCCTGATTCTTACGGATTAATTAAAATTAATGAAGAAATTATATCATATGAATTTAAAACAGATACTTCATTCGTAAATTGTTTTAGAGGTTTTAGTGGCATAGAATCTTATGGTGATTCCAATTTTGAAAAGAATGTAGTATTTAATGATTCTAATATATCTGAACATTTAAATGGAGACAATGTAGAAAATTTAAGTGTTTTATTTTTAAGTGAATTTTTACAAAAAATAAAAAAACAAATTTTACCTGGTTTTGAAAATAGAAAACTTAATTCAAATTTAAATGAAAATATTTTTATAAAACAATCTAAAGATTTTTATTCTTCTAAAGGAACTGCTTCTTCATTTGAAATATTATTCAGATGTTTATACGGAGAAAAAGTATCTGTAATACGTCCCAGTGAATTTTTAATAGAACCATCAAAAAGTAACTATTTAATTACAAAAGATATAGTTGTTGAAGCAATAGAAGGAAATTTAGAAGAATTAAAAAATCAAACTATATTTCAACGCGAAGATGAATATTTTTCGGAATCTTCATCTACAGTAACAAGAGTAGAAAAAATACTTAGAAATGATAAAGAATATTTTATATTAAGTTTAGATTCTGGCTATGATAGGGATCTTGAATCACGAGGTTCTCTTGTTGGTGATTTTGAAATACATCCAAAAACAAAAGTAATTGGAAATGTTACATTTGGACAAAATTATATTGATGTAGATTCAACATCAGGATTTCCTAATTCCGGAGTATTAATAGTAAATCGCAGTGGTATAGATTTTAGTATTCAATATAAATCAAAAACTTTAAACCAATTTTTTCAATGTGAAAATGTACCAAATATAGAAGATGGTTTAGATATAAGATTAGATACTTATGCATTTGCAATTTCTCCAACTAGTAATGAAGAGATTAAATTTAGAATTAGTGGCGTACTTTCTAATTTAAATATATCAGATAATACAATATTATCTGATATTGGAGATACTATAAAAATAATATCTCCTGGTAAAATATTAACTGATATAAGAGCAAAAAATTGGTTATATAATATTCCAATTACTCATAATATAAGTACTATATTGGATAATGGATTAGTTACGACAATTGATGTCCATAACTTTATTTTAGGGGATAATGTATCTATAGAATCTAGTAATGGCAATTTGAGTTTTAATTCTAATGTTATAGAAATAAAGAATAAAAATCAAATTGTAATCAATCCACCTTTAGTGAACATAAATGATGAATTTTCTTATAAAATTAGAAGAAAATTCTCAAAATCAAGATTTGAAAATTATCCAGAAATTTCAAATATAAATTCAAATGTTCAAAATGTATACGAAAAAATAGAAGACAAGTCAATATATGTAATGTCTGCTTCAATTCCAAATTATTTTAATAAAAATTTAAATATATCCGATAGATCAATTTTAATAAATGGATTTCAATTAAACAATCAAATAACTTTTTCAACTACACACTCATTTCTTACAGGAGATATTGTATCATATTCTTATGGTTCTTCTACTTTAAATTTAAATATTGATGAAGGATTATATTATGTTAAAAAAATAAATAACCAAACTATAAGATTATTTAAAAGTCGTGAAGATATTTTATTGGATAGATTTATATTATTTGGTGATGATATTAATGTATTTAATAATAAAATAACACCATTTTCGTTTGTAAATAAAAAATTAGATACTCAAAAATTAGTAAGAAGACTTGATTCTCCTAAATTCAGTTTAAATTTAGAAAAAACTCAATATGGATCTACCGGTATTTTATTAAACGGAGTAGAAATATCAAATTATAAGAGTAATGATTTTATTTACTATGGTCCTATTGAAAATATAGATGTTAGTTCAAATTTAGAAAATTATGATATAATAAACCCAAATACAATTCAAATATCTGATCCTAATGGTGTTGGAGTTGGTGCATCTGCTATTCTACATGTAACTGGAAATTTAAAAAAAGTTAATATTTTAAATGCTGGGTTTGATTATCTTAGTGAACCTAAAATTAATATTACAGGTGGAAATGGTATAGGATATATTTTAGATGTAAATTTAATAAATTTTACTCATAGTTTAGATTTTAATTCAGAAAATACCAATTCGTTAAATTTACAAGATAATATTATTACTTTTTCGGAAGAACATAAGTTCAGAAATATTGAAAGAATTGTATATAAATCTAATGAAAAAAATTCTATAGGTGGATTAGTAAATTTTTCAAATTATTATTTAAAGTCAATAACTTCAAATTCAATAAAATTATATTCTACAGAACAAGATGCTCTGATTGGAATTAATACTATTAATTTTTCTTCTTTAGGTCAAGGAATACACACAATAGAATCTTTTAATAAAAAAAAGAAAATATCTTCTATTAATGTTATTAACTCCGGATCTAATTACTCAAATAAAAAACTAATTGTATCATCAAATAATGTAAATACTAAAAGAAATACAATATTTGCAAAAAATCATGGATATAAAAATAAAGAAATAATTTATTATAATAGTACTGGAGTAAAAATTGGTGGATTAAATGAAAAAAATTATTATATAAGGGTTATAAACACAAATGAATTTAATCTAGTTGAAATAGTTGAAAATTCTGATCTTAGTATAGATTTTAATTTTGTAAATAATAATGTAGTAAATTTTGAAAATAAAGGTTCTGGAGAACATGTATTTAATTATCCACAAATTAACACTTTAGTTGAAGGAATTATTGGAGTAAATACATTTTCGTCGGAAAATTCTCAGGCAAAAATACAACCAATATTCCGTGGAAAAATAGAGAATGTATTTATTGCATCTTCTGGTATAAAATATGGTACACCTGATATTATTAATTTTGAGAGACAACCAAATTTTAATTTAATTGAGGGTAATGAAGCTCTTTTGACTCCTATAATATTAAATGGAAATATTGAAGATGTTTTAGTATTAAATGGTGGAAAAAATTATAATACTCCACCTGAAATAAAAATTAATGGAGAAGGAACTGGAGCAATACTAACTCCAATTATTGAAAATGGAAAATTAAAAAAAATAGTAGTAGTTAATAAAGGTAATGGTTATAAAAAAAACTCCACTAATATAATAGTAGAAACTGGTAATTTAAATTCTAATACTTATTTTAAATGTAAAATAAAATCTTGGAATATAAATGAATATTCTAAATTACTAGAATTAAAAGCATTATCAGAAAATGAATCTTTATTAACTATACCTTTGAATAAAGAATATGGTTTACAATACAAACATATTGCATTACCAAATGATTTAAGAAAATTAATTTTTGTATCAAAAATTGTAGAGAATGAAAACTATTATATTTCAGATAAAGATAATGATATTCAAGATGATCCAAACTTAATAATTCATTCTCCAATTGTAGGATGGGCGTATGATGGTAATCCAATATATGGGCCTTATGGATTTGATACACCTACTGGTGGATTAGTCCGAAAGATGAATAGTGGATATACTTTATCTATTGCAAATTTACAAAACAGACCAAGTTATTCTCCGGGATTTTTTATTGAGGACTATACTTTCACTAATTCTGGAGATCTAGACATTCATAATGGAAGATTTTGTAAAACACCAGAATTTCCGGATGGAATATATGCTTATTTTTGTACATTAGATGAGCAACTTAAACCAGAATTTCCATACATAATAGGAAATTTTTATAAATCATCTCCAATAAAATTCAACCTTGATAAAAATTCAAATCAAGATATTTTTAACATTAATGATAACAATTTAATAAGAAATACCGATCCATATAAATTTTTATCTAAAAATAGTAATTATGATTATTTAAATGATCCAAATAAAATAAAAAACCAAACATCCAAGATTTCTTCAGTAATTGCAGGAAATATAGATTCTATAGATATAATTTTTCCGGGTGACAATTATAAAATTGGAGAAGATATAATCATAGAATCTTCAGATCAAGATACTGGTCTTGGTGCCTCAGCGAAAATAAGTGAATTATTGGGAAAAGAAGTAGACAATATCACTACTGAAATAAAAAATATTAGTAATGTACAATTTTCAAAAAATAATATTTTTAATAATACAATTTCAATAGCTGCAACTCCTCATAATTTAATTGATGGCGATTTTATTACAATTCAAAAATATAATATAGATGATATTTTTAGAGAAGAAAAATTTTATAGAATATACATAATTCCCACCGAATTAACATTAAATGAAGATGTTGGAAATCAATCTGGAATATCATATTTTAGTGTTGATGGAAATCTTGATTATCCATTTATTATTGAAGATGATATATTTGTAGTTGGTTTGGGTAAGTCCACTGAAGAAGAAATAAAAATTTTATCAATAGATTTAGATAGTAGACGGATTAAAGTATTAAGAGGAGATAATGCGGTTCCACATTCTAAAAATGATCTTCTAATAGAAAAACCCAGAAAATTTTACTTTGATAGTAATTTAGATAAAAACTATAAAATTAATAAAAAATATTATTTTAATCCAAAAGAAACAGTTGGAGTTGGTATAGGTACAACTTTATCATTTAGTAATCCGGGTGTTGGAATAACTGAAATTTTCATTCCTACAAGATCATTGTATATTAAGGATCATCATTTAAAAACTGGTGATATATTAATCTATAATACAAATGGTGGAGTTGGTATAAAAGTATCAAATAATGGATTAAGTGATTTTACATTAAATAATAATGATTTTCTATATGTAGCACAAATAAGTGACAATTTAATTGGATTATCTACAAATAAAATAGGATTATCTACTCAAGGAAATTTTATAGGAATAGGAACTAATACAGGTATTTTATTTTTTAAAGATTTTGGTAGTGGATTAAATCATTCATTTACTACTAATTATGATGAAAATTTAACTAGAAATGTAAACAGTATAAAATCTACATTAACTACAAATTCTGAACATTTTTTAAAATTTAAAGATCTAATAGATTTAGATGTAAGGTCATCTAATACAAAAACTTTTATTTTATCTTATGATTTTAATTCTAGAAATTTAATTATAAACAAGACTTTAGTTCAATCAATTAATGGTAATATTCTTACAATAGTTAATCATAACTTTATTAAGGGACAAAAAGTTTTATTTAATTCATTTAATTTATTAGATAGTCCTCAAACTAATCTTATTGATGGAGAAAAATATTACGTATTACCATTAAATCCTAATCAATTTAAATTATCAAGAACATATTTTGGGTCATTTAATAATGAAAATATAGTTGATATAAATATACAAATTTATAATCCACTTATTCCGGGATTCAACTTAGAAAAAGGTTTATTTTTATCATTAATAAACCCAAATATAAAAATTATTAAAAATGATAATATAGTGTTTAATTTATCAGATAGATCTCTTGATGGATTTGATTTTAATATATTTGAAGATGAAAACTATAATAATATTTTTTATGGATTTGATGGATTTAATGTTTCTAAAAATGGTATTCCAGGAACTGTAAATTCTAATTTAATATTAAATATTAAAGAAACTGAGATACAAAAATTATATTATACCTTAACAATACCAGATAAAAATAATATCTTCTTTGAAAAATTAGAGTATTTTAATGATACTTTAAATATATTAAATAATAATACTTTAATTATTGAAAATAGTATATATTTGGGAGAAAAAATTATATCAGGAATTGGAACAAATTACTTTGAATTTAGTCTTAATAATATACCAGAATCTTTAAATTATATTAATAAAACTAATTCAATAATAAAATATACTACAAAATCAAATAATACTTTGGGTCCGATTTCAAAAATAAAAATAATATCAAAAGGTAGAAATTATAAAAAGTTACCTATTATAAGAGAAATTTCTACAAAGTTTGGAAAGGGGGCATTTTTAAAAGTAAAAACAAACAATATTGGAAAAATAAAAAAAACAACACTTGAAGATATTGGATTTGATTATTTTTCAGATAGTAGTTTAAGACCTTTTTCTAAAATTCCTGAAATTTTAAGAGTTAATCCATTGTCTATTATAGATGAAATAAAAGTAATATCTTTTGGCAAAGAATATAATATTGCTCCAGATCTTATTTTATTAGATGGAAGTACTAATAAAATTATCAATGATATTATATTAGATTTTGAATTGAATAATAATTTTGTTTCTGTAATAAAAAATACGGGCGGAATAAACGAATCAACTCCTACTATAATCCCAATTAATAATTCTAATGGAATTAATATTTCTTTAATTGAATTCAATTCTTCCAATAATTGTTTAGATATATTTTTAAATTCATCATATTCGGAGATAAAAACTTTTCCATTTTCAAAAGTAGTAGCAAAATTAATTAATGATGTTGAAATATTTACAACTGAAATTTTGGTAGATGATTCAAGTAGTATACCGGAATCATCTTTAATTAAAATTTTTAATCCAGAAGGTAGTATTATTAAAGATGAAGTTTTATATGTCAAAGAAAAAAATGGCAATATTCTTACAGTAGAAAGAGGATTTTTTAACACTGAAATACCCAATACTCCATTTAAATATCAACCTAATTTTTATATTCTACTTTTAGAAAAAGAAGTTTTAATTGAAAATGTAAAAATACTACAAAATAGCGGGAAAGAATATAATTCTAGTGAATATAATTATAATTTATTTAAAATAAAGCAAATATCTCCAGAACTTGGTGGGGAAACCCCCTTTATATCCGTAGATTTTTCTAATATTGTTGACAATGGTAATTCATTTGGCACATATGATATTAATAGTTCTTTCAGTAGAGTAGTTCCTAAAAGTTATTTTCCCGTATTTGACATACATTTAAAGAAAAATTTATTTTCTGTCGGAGAATCTGTAACATCTGGAAATAACTTTGGAATTGTAGAATTTTGGGACTCTAAAAATGAATTATTAAAAATTAATACGTCTGATAATTTTCAATTAAATGAAACAATTACTGGGAAATCAAGTGGATATAATGCAATTATAACCGACATATTTAATTTTGAATCCTATTATGATGTAAGTTCTTCATCAACTGTAATTCGCTCTTGGCAAGACTCTGTTGGTTTTTTAAATGATGACTTACAAAGAATACATAATAATGAATATTATCAATATTTTTCATATTCATTGAAGTCAATTGTACAATATAATGATTGGGAAAGTACTGTTAATTCTTTAAATCACACATCTGGGTTCAAAAAGTTTTGCAATTTAGATATTGAAATAAAAAATCCTGATTATATTTTTGAAAATAATGTTGAAATACCTTACATTGGTATTTCAACAAATCAAAATAATGGAACCGTTTCATCTTTAGCAAATTTAATTTCTTTTTCTAACTTCAATTGTAGATATGATTATGATCTAGTTAGTGAAAATAATGGAGTGATATATTATAATTTAATTTCAGATAAAATATATTTTGAATCAGTGGAACTATTAGATTATTTCAATTGTATCAATAACAAAGTTTTAAGTATTGATGATATTAGTAGTGAATTTATAGTCAGGGAAAGATTTAATGTTGTGTCAAAATTCTCCTTATAAAAAAATTAAATGACAATTAAAAAAATTAAAGCAAAAAAAATATTTTTAACTACATCAAATCAAAGACTACCTGATAATGTTCAGCTTAATATATTTACCATTCTTAATGATGATTTAAATATTTTAACTAATGATTATTCAAAAATATTTACAAAAAGTGATCTTGGAAATTATAGTATTGTTAAGGAACAAAATTCTGGAGTTTTATCATTTTTTCCATTTGATAGTAGGCCAAACGATTATACATATGCATATTTGTCATTTGATTATTTTCAAGGAGAATCTACTGGGGAATATGTAAATGAATTTCTAGGAGATTTAGTTAGTGTTGGTTCTTTCAGTACTGAGAGGACATTAAATTTTTCAAAAGTTCTAGAAATACCATTTAGTTTTTCTTCCTCTAAAATAGAAATACAATGTTCAGTAAATGATAGCAATCATTTTAGTACTATATCTCTCACCCATAATAGAAATAATGCAGGTATTGGATCAACTGTTGCATCAGTTTTAAACTATGGAGCAATTTTTTCCGAAAACTTAAAAGAAAAAAGTTCTACTGGATTAGGAACATATTATTCATATGTTGAAAATAATAAAATATGTATAGATTTCATACCATCATTTGAAATTACAGATAAAGTTAATTTTACTGCATCTTTAGTTTCTATAGCGAACACTAATTTTTCAACTGATGGGTCTAAAAGTTTACAAAATGTTAGTTTATTATCAAGAAAAACTTATATTCCTAAAAATCAAATTTCAAACGAAGTTTCTCCAACTGTAGTTGCAGGTCATCAATTTGATTACCGAGTATCTTATTATATTGCACAATGCACAGATTTAAATAACAATCATACTCAATTATCGGAAATTATAGTAATTAATAGTAGAACAGAATCTTATCTGACAGAATATGGATCTATATTTACAAAAGATAGAATTGGTAATTTTTCATCTTTAAAAACTTTAGATGTTGAATTATTATTTACACCAATACAAAATGTTGACGTAGAGGTTACTATTTTCCAAATAAAAATATCATCTTTTTTGGAATTTGCTGACTTAAATACGTTAGATCTTGATAATTTAAGAATAGAGTCTGGATTAAATAGACTTGGATCTTCAGGAGATTCAACATTAAATTTTGAATTAACTCATAAAAATATTCCTATTTTTGAAAGGGTATTTAATGGCAGCAGTTCATCTATTGTAAATTTAACTGATAATACTATTTTATTACCAAAGCACTTTTTTGTAACCGGAGAAAATGTTAGATATATATCAAATGAAATTAATGAAAGTAGTAGTATAAATTCAATTGGTATAGGAACTACAGTAGTTTCTGGAATAGGTATTACTGATAAATTGCCGAATAATTTATTTGTAATTAAAGTAAATGATACTAAGATAAAATTAGCACAAACCGCTGAAGATGCATTAAAAATATTACCAAAGTCGTTAAATTTAATTGGATTAGGAAGTGGGCCTACACATAAAATAGTATCAACTCAGCAGAATACTAAAGCATTAATTAGTGTAGATAATATTATACAAAGTCCGATACAATATACTAATACAGCAACAAATTTATCTAAAAATGTTAATTTTAATGATCTTTTAATTGAAGTTAATAATGAAAAATTATTTAGATATAATGATATTATAAAAATTGATAATGAAATTATGACAGTTTCTTCCATAGGAATTGGAAAAACTAATTCTATATTAGTGTTAAGAGGATCATTGGGAACTAATGTAGATCAACATTCTATTGGATCAATAGTAAGAAAATATGAAGGGAATTATAATATTGTTAATAATAAAATATGTTTTAAATCGGCTCCATATGGACTAAATCCAATTCCTATAGAAGATTCTTATGATGAAAAAGATTATCTTGGATTACAAATTAAGTCATCTTTTGATGGCAGAGTATTTTTAAGATCTGGAATACCATTAAGTTCAAATAAAACCTACACCGGAAACTATATTTTTGATAATTTGGGTGATCAATTTAATGGAATTCAAACTAATTTTACACTAAAAGAACAAAATAATAATATTACTGGAATAAGTACAAATAACTCTGTAATTTTAATAAACAATATATACCAATCACCTAAAGGATCAGAATTTTCAAATGTAAGTGGATATTACGAATTAAAGGAAGAATTTAATCAGACAAAAATAAAATTTATTGGAAATTCAATACAAAATGTATCCGATATTAATACAGCATCAGTACCATATGGTGGTGTTATAGTTTCTGTTGATTCTACAGATGGCTTTGGTTATCAACCTTTGGTTTCTGCTGGAGGTACTGCAATAGTTTCCATTGCAGGAACAATATCTCAAATTTCTATAGGAAATAGCGGTTCTGGATATAGAGTTGGTATACAAACACAAGTTAATGTTGGTATTAAAACGTATAGTTCAGGAATACCAAACATTAATGTAGTTGGTATTGCATCTATAACAAAAGGAAATGTGGTGAGTGTTAAAATAACAAATCCTGGGTCTGGATATACTTTTACTAGTCCACCAGAAGTAGTTTTTGATTCTCCCATAGGATATACAAATATTCCATTAATATACAGTAAGGATTCTCAATCTGGAGTAGGAACTCAATCTACGATTGATATTGTTGTAGGAAATGGTAGTAATATTATTGATTTTAATATTAATAATTATGGATATGGGTATAAATCTGGCGATGTTCTTACTGTTCCTATTGTAAACAATGTGGGAATACCTACTATTTTAAATGAAAATTCTTTTTCAGAATTTAAAATAATTGTAGATGAAACATATAATGTAAAATTTTCTGGGTGGAGTATGGGTCAATTTGAAGTTCTTGATAATTTAGATTCCAAATTTAATGGTATAAATAAAAACTTCCAAATTTCTTTGGACGGTAGACCAATTTCAATTTCAAAAAAGAAAGGATCTCCTATTGAGTTAGAATATGTTCTTTTAGTTTTTATAAATGATATATTACAAATCCCATTTAACAATTATACATTTACTGGTAGTGTTATTAAATTTAAAGAAGCACCAAGAGGTAGAGTTATAAATCCACCATTTAATGGAGATACTTCTAAAATAATATTTTATAAAGGAACTGAAGATATTGATGTTATTTTTAATAGAATTTTAGATTCTCCCAAAATTGGAGATTTTCTGACAATACAATCAGATAGTAAACAACTATCACAAAAGTTTAGAATAATAGAAACCATATCAAGTATAGACACTGCCGATACTAATAAGTACTCTGATATTGGTATTTCCGAAGATCAAAATTTGTTAAGACCGGTTAAATGGTGTAAGCAAACCGAAGATCTGTATATTTTTGGTAAGGAAATTACTAAAAATAGAAGAATATATGATCCATATATAAATCCAATTTCATATTTAATTAAAAATATAGAAATAAATGACTCTGAAATTTTTGTAGATTCTTCCAAATTATTTTTTGATTACCCAAAAGAAAATATACCAGAAAAAGAATCTAATATAGTAGAAATAATATCAAATAATGATGATTTTGGTGGTTATGAAAAAATTACTAATGTCACTAAGTTTGAAGGTGATTTTGGATTAATAGTTGGAATTGGTAGTACATCAATTTTGGGAATAGCAAATACTTGTTTAGTATTTGATCTTTTTATACCCATGGATTCATATTTGAGAAATGAAGAATTGAATTCAGATATTTCAAATCAAGGTATAAGTGGAATACAAACTGGATATAGATTTGTAGTTTCTGGAACATCTAAAGGATCTCCAAATATATCATTTGATATTGATGGAAATCCCGTCAGCGTTGGAACTACATTTTTAAATAATGTATATGAATGTTTAGATTTTTATACAGATAACATAGAAATTATTGGGATAGGATTTACTACAGTCACAAAAGTTATTTCTTCAGTAAATACTTATGCGGGTATAGTTGGATTTGGTACATTTTATGGTAAGTATAGTTGGGGAAAAATTATAACTCCATATAGATCATCTCCAAAATCATTTGATGTAAATTTACTTTCATTATCAGGTATATCAACAAATCCAATAATAAGAAGAAAGAATTCTTTAAAAAAAGATTTATATTTACCATAAATAGATAAAAATAAACTGTAAAAAATAGAAAAAAAAATGCCCGCAATTATAACTGATCAATTGAGAATTAGTAATGCAAATTTTTTTGTTGAGAAAGTTTCATCAGAAAATTTATCTTATTACTCATTCATCGGATTAACAAATCCAGAAGAAATTAAATTAGATTGGGATCAATTTCCACCATCCCCAAAAGATAGTTTTAATGAACAAACTAATTATTGGGATACCATAATATCTTTAAAAAAAATAACAAGTGGAGATGTTAGGCAATTAGTAAGAAAAATAGAATGGAATAGTGGTGATATTTATGACATGTATAGACATGATGTTACCCGTGATGCAACTCCTATTGATAAAAGATCTAAACCATCAAATTCAACTACTCTGTATTTGTCAAATTACTATGTGATTAATAGTGATTTTAGGGTTTATATTTGTTTATTTAATGGAGCATCTCCGGAAAATAATTTCCAAGGAGTTCCATCTTTAGATGAACCAACATTTACTGATTTAGACCCTAGACCAGCAGGAATCAGCGGAGATGGATATATTTGGAAATACTTATATACAATAAAACCTTCAGAGATTATAAAATTTGATTCTATAGATTACATACCAGTTCCTAAAAATTGGGGGATGGAAGGTGAAAGTATAACAGTAAAAAATCATGCTGGAACTAGTTCTCAAATAAAAATTTGCACCATAAGAAATAGAGGAAGAGGGTTGGGTCAACCAAGAATTGTTACTAATGTACCAATAGTTGGCGATGGATTTAGTGCTGAAGCTTCTATAACTATAGGAAATGATTCGCAAATTGATTCCATTCAAGTGACTAATGGTGGAACAAACTATACTTTTGCTTCTGTTGATTGGAAATCAGTTGGAATAACTGCTTCTGAGGAAAATCCCGTTTTTGATGTTATAATACCACCAAAAGGTGGACATGGATTTGATATTTATAGAGAACTTGGAGCTTATTATGTACTTTTATATTCTAGATATGAAAACGATACTAATAACCCAGATTTTATTATTGGAAACAAAATATCTAGAATTGGACTCATAGAAAATCCTAAAAGATTTAATACGGAAGAAAATTTAAAATTAAACACTGCTAGTAGCGTTTTTGCTCTAAAATTAAAAGGAATATCACCAAATGATGATGAATTTAAAACTACTATATTTACTGCAAATTCAATTATAACTCAAACTGTAGGAACTGGCCAAACTGCTATTGGTAAAGTTGTTTCCTATGATCCAGAAAATGGAATTTTAAAGTATTGGCAAGATAGATCTAATGTTGGATTTAATTATGATGGAACTGAGAATAAAGATCCAACATTTGGATTGAGAGTTTATAGATTTTCAGATTTTGTTACAGGTTCTGGAAATATAAAAATACAAGGAGGAACAAAAGAACTTGAAATAGATACAAGTTTTGGTACAACACAGGTTCCAGTATCAAGTATAAATAGTATAAATCTGGGTCAAATATTTGTTAGAGGAATTTCTAATCCGGAAGTTCAAAAATATAGTGGAGATATTGTTTATGTTGATAACAGACCTTCAATTTTAAGAAACATAAATCAAAAAGAAGATATAAAAATCGTATTGCAATTCTAAACAATTATGCCACAAGAAATTAATTTAAATGTATCTCCATATTTTGATGATTTTGATCAAAATAAAAATTATTATAAAGTTCTTTTTAAACCTGGAGTACCAGTTCAAGCTAGAGAACTAACAACTCTACAATCAATATTACAAAATGAAATTGAAAAATTTGGTGATCATTTTTTTAAAGAAGGTGATGTAGTTATACCAGGTCAAACTAATTTTAATGCGTATTATAATGCAGTAGAATTAAATAGAAATTTCTTAGGTTCTAATGTATCATCTTATATAAAATCTTTAGTTGGATTAAAAATCAAAGGAGAAACATCAGGAATAATTGCAATAATTAATAATGTACTAACTTCTGAAGAGTCTGAAAGAGGAAATCCAACTCTTTATGTTAGTTATTTAAGTGCTAATGTAAATGATAATGAATCTTTTTTCTTTAGTGATGGAGAAAATTTAATAGTAGAAGAAAATATAATTGTTGACTCAGTATCATTTGTTGCAGGAGAACTTTTTGCATCTACAATAACACAAAATTCCCATTCCTTTGGTTCTTCTTTTACGGTTTCTAATGGCGTTTACTACTTAAGAGGACATTTTGTAAATGTTACCAACGAAACAATAATTTTAGATCAATATACAAATTCACCAAATTATAGAATTGGATTTTCATTATTTGAAGAACTTATAACATCTTTTGATGATGAAAGTTTAAATGATAATGCAAAGGGATTTAATAATTTTACTGCTCCTGGATCAGACAGATTAAAAATAACAGCATTTCTGACTAAGAAAAATTTAGACGATACTAGTGGGGAAAATTTTATACAAATTACTCAAATAGAAAATGGAATTATTAGAGTAAGATTGAATAATCCATTATATAGTATAATTAATGATAAATTTGCTCAAAGAACTTTTGATGAGTCTGGTGATTATTATGTCAATAGATTTAATGTATCTTGTGAAGAATCTTTAAATGATAATCTTGGAAATAATGGAATATTTTTAAAGGATGGAAGAACATATCAAAATAATAGTCCATCAGATAATTTAGTAATATATCAAATCTCGCCTGGAAAAGCATATATTAGAGGATATGAAGTTGAAATAAATGCTCCAACATTTTTAGATATAGAAAAACCAAGAACAAAAAAAACTACTCAGAATGAATCAGTAATATATTCAACTGGTCCATCTGTAGCATTAAATAGAGTAAGTGGTTCTCCGGTTATCGGTGTTGGAACAAACTATACTCTTAGTTTAAGAGATACTAGAATAGGTGAAAATAAACAAGTAGCCTCTGGAGAAGAAATAGGAATAGCAAGAATTTTTGATTTTGCATTAGAGGAAGGATCTTATAATACATTTTCTTTAGATTTTAATAGATGGGATGCATCCTTATTTGACATTCAAACTTACAGTAAAATTACATTAAATCAACCCATATCGTTACAAGTTCCATCATATATTGTAGGAAATTCTAGTGGTGCAACAGGATATTTAAAGGAGAATACTGTAGGAGTAGGACTTACTCTTTATAATGTAACGGGAAATTTTTTAACTAATGAGTCATTTACAATAGATGGAGTGAGAAATAATAGAGTTGCTATATCCGCAACAAATTATGGGTTTTCTGATGTTAAATCTGTTTTTTCTAATGATTCTGGTACTATTTTTAATGGAGATACGGTACAATCAGTTTCGTATTCTGTTGGAATTTGCTCAATATCGGCACAATCGCAAGGTTTTTCTACAATAACAATACCAGGTACTGGATATTTTAACACAATAAAACCTTCAAATCTTCTTCGTTTTACTAATCCACTATCTCCAAATATATCAAATTTTGCAAAAGTATTAGAAGTAAATACAAATAATATTTCAACTCTTGTCAAAATTTCTGGAATAACCACAGTAACTGGAGTTTGTGAAGGTGAATTGCCTGACGTAAATATATCTGTAACCGATTTAGTATCTTTAAGAACTAATTATCTCTCATCTATTAATAACACTTTATTTACACCATTATCTAAACAAAATGTATCTGAGGTTGATTTATCAAAATGTAGTTTAGTGATTAGAAAAAATTTTAGTTTAAATATAGTAAGCAACAATACTGAAAATATTTCTGCTGGTCCTAATGAAATATTTTTACCCTATGATGAAGAAAGATATTCGTTAACTAGATCCGATGGTACAATTGAACCGTTATCATTTGATAAATTTAGTATTTCTCCTGATGGTAAAAATTTACAAATAGTTGGATTAAATGTAGTAAATAATACTGGAGCAAGATTGATTGCTACTTTAAGAAAGTCTCAAATAAAATCAAAAATAAAAAAAAGATCTAGAGTTTCTTCAATTATTATTGATAAATCAACACTAAACACTTCTGGGATAGGAACAACAACTTTAAATGATGGTCTTATCTTTGGAAATTTTCCATATGGAACTAGAGTGCAAGACGATAAAATATGTTTAAATGTTCCGGACATTATACGTGTGCATGGAGTATTTGAATCTCTAGGTACATTAGAACCAACTTCTCCTCAAATGATAATATCCAATATTATTGGTTCTAATTCAACTACTTCTGATTTAATCATTGGAGAACAAATTATTGGAAAAAATAGTAATGCTATAGCTATAGTTGCAGAAAAAGTATCAAACAATAAAATTTCATTTATTTATTTGAATAATTTAACATTTTTAATAGATGAAATAGTTGAATTTAATGAATCATTAGTTACGGCTAATGTAAGTTCCTTACAAAATAATAGTAAAGATATAACAAATATATTTACATTTGATAGTGGTCAGCAAAATACTTTTTATGATTATGGTAAAGTAATTAGAAAAGATGAATTTTCTAGTCCACAAAGAAAAATAAAAATATATTTTGATTGCGCATTTTATGACCCCCAGGATGATGGTGATATAACTACTGCAAACTCATATCAACTTTTTGACTATAAAGATGATATTTCATACTATAATGGTTATAGAATGACTGATATTATTGATATCAGACCAAGAGTTTCTAATTACGTTGTGTCTGCAGGAAGTAGATCTCCATTTGAGTTTGAAGGAAGACTTTTTAGTCAACAAGGAAATAGTGTTACCAATATTTTAGCATCAGATGAAACAATTATATTGGATTATAATTTTTATCTACCAAGAATTGATAAAATATTTCTCAATAAAGAATCTACATTTGTGGTTCAACATGGAGTGCCTGATGAAAATCCAAAGCCACCTCAAATAGTAGAAGATTCTTTAGAAATTGCAGAGATATTTTTACCACCGTATCTTTATGATGTAAATAAATGTTCAATAAAATCTTTTGAATATAAAAGATATAGAATGTCTGATATTTCTAAATTAGAAACTAGAATTAAAAATCTAGAATATTATACAACATTATCTTTATTAGAATCTGAAACTTCAAATTTAAATATTGTTGATTCTGATGGATTAAACAGATTTAAATCTGGATTTTTTGTAGATAATTTTTCCACATTAACAACTCAAGAAGACCGAGTTGGAGTAAGAAATTCCATAGATCCAGTTTTAAGTGAATTAAGACCATCCCATTATACAAATTCAATAGATCTTGTAGTTGCAACAAAATCTAAATTAGGTATTGGTACAACTTTTAATGAAGACATTGCTAATTTAGAAACTAGTGATTTAATTGGTTCAAATATTAAAAAAAGTGGAGATATAATAACTTTAGATTATACTAACATTGAATATATTAAACAACCTTTTGCAACTAGAATTGAGAATGTTCAACCGTATGTATTGACATTTTGGGAAGGAACAGTAAGATTAAATCCTTCTTCTGATATTTGGATTGATACTGTTAGATTAGAACCGGCAACTATTCAAATTGAAGGAGATTATTTGTCTACTTTAAATAATCTTCAACGTACTCAAGGAGTGAACCCTCAAACTGGATTAGGTCCGGTAATTTGGGGATCGTGGGCATTACTTGGATTTGGAAGACCGAGATGGGTAGATGCTAGGGGTTCAAGACAAAGGGGAAATAGTCCAGAAAGTCTGGCTGTAAGAAATAGGTTTCTTGCAGCAAAAAATAGCGGAAATACCATCAATCCACCTCAATGGATAGGTGGTGGTGGAGAGTTCTTTAGAAACGGAACAATACCAACAACAGGACTTTATGTTCAAGTAGTTGATGCTTTATATGGAAGAAGTGGAACACAACTTAAAGTAACAGAAAAATTTGATACTCAATCTTTGGGTGATTCTGTGGTATCTATAGATGTTCAACCTTACATGAGATCTAGAAATGTACAATTTAAATCACTTACTTTAAAACCAAGTACTAGATTATATGTTTTCTTTGCCGGACGTAATGTAACTTCACTTTGCTTTCCTAAATTACTTGAAATTACTATGACTTCCGGAACCTTTATTGTCGGAGAAACAGTTAATATTATGAAGCCAGGTTCTACTATTAAAGAAGGTTCTTTTAGAGTTGCAACATTAAATCATAAAAGTGGTAATTTTAGAACTCCGTCACAATTTTATATAAAAAATCCTTATTCTCCAGATCAAACTATTCCGTCAATTTATTCATCAACATCAAATTTATTAAATGTTGATACTGCTTCAATGGCAGTTAATTCACAGGGATCATTTTACGGATTGATTAAGAAAGATTATCTTTTAGTTGGAAATACTAGTGGTTCTATTGCCAGAGTAAATGACATTAGATTGATTACTGATAATGTTGGGGATATAGTTGGATCTTTCTTTATTCCAAATCCAAATAATTCTGGTAATTTAAAATTTAAGGCAGGAATAAGACATTTTAAATTAACAAGTGACGCAAATAATAATCCAATACCAGGATCTGGCGGAACTTCAGCTCAAAGAAATTATTTTGCTTCAGGTAAAACTCAAAATGTACAAGAAAAAATAGTTTCTATTAGAAATGCTGAAGTTTCTACAAATACATTAACTAAAACTAGAAATGAAGAGGCATTCACTGGATTATATATTGATCCATTAGCACAATCTTTTGCATGTGATGAACCAACTGGAGTATATTTAACTAAATTAGATGTTTATTTTCAATCAAAAGATCCAATTTTACCAGTTTCTTGTCAAGTAAGAACAATGGATCTAGGTTTTCCAACATCAACTATTTTACCATTTAGTGAAGTTAGTATTAATGCAGATAATGTAAATATTAGTGATAATGCTTCAATTCCAACCAGTTTTGTATTTGAGTCTCCTGTTTATATTGAAGCAAATAAAGAATATGCAATAGTATTACTTTCAAACTCAACTTCATATTATGTGTGGATTTCTTCTCTATTGGGTAGAGATCCAGATGGAGATGAAGCTAACAAAGGAGTTAATTTCAGAGAACCTATTGATACTTTAACTGGTGAAAGAGTTACTACTCAACCTATTTTAGGTTCTTTATTCAAATCACAAAATGCATCAACTTGGACTCCAAGTCAATATGAAGATTTGAAATTTACTCTACACAGAGCGCAATTTAGTACAAATCCAGGAATTATTAGTTTTTATAATCCAGATTTATCTATAGGAAATAATCAAGTTCCTATTTTAACAAGAAATCCTTTAGATTTTATTTCAAGAAAAATACGAGTTGGTCTTTCTAGTATTATTACGGAAGACGATGAAGATTTCCCAATTGGAACTACTGTAATCCAACAAAGTTCAAATGCATCTGCAATTTATTCAGGTAAAGTAGGAATTGCCACTGGAAGTAGTGATGATGGTGGATTGGGTATTGGTAATAGTGGAATAGGATATCAACCCACATCCGGAATTTCAATATATAATAATATTCCTCTTTTGAATGTATTGAGTGATGGTAGAAATGCCACCGCAAAAATAACAATAGAAAATGGTTCCGCTTCTAAAGTTGAAATTGTTGGTGGTGGTTCTGGTTATGAAGTTGGTGATCTATTGACTGTTGGTCAACTTGGTGTAAATAATCTGGGAAGAAATATTAGAATTTCTATTGGTAGAATAGATGATTTTAATGAACTCATTTTGGATGCAGTGCAAGGTAATTTTAATACTGGTGTGGGGGTAGGAAATGTAATTAAATTTATAAATTCAGATGGAAATTTGGTTGAATTAAATTCAAATTCGGAAGAAAATGTTACAATAATTAATCCAATTAATATAGAATCAGATGGATTACATTTTAGAGTTCGTCATCTAAATCACGGAATGCATTCTTCATTAAATAATGTAAAAATATCAGGAGCAAAATCAGATTTAGAACCATCTACAATAAATCAAGATATAACTAATACATTTTCTGGATCTTTAAATATAACTAATTCTTCTATGTTTCAAACCTTTGAGGGGTTGCCAGTTAGTATAGAAAATCCAGGTTATGTAACAATTGAAGATGAAATTTTAAAATATACCTCAGTTTCTTCTAATTCAATTAATATTATTTCTAGAGGAATTGATAATACAAATCCAATCTCTCATAAAATTGGATCTGAAATTTTAAAATATGAATTAAATGGAGTTTCACTATTAAGAATTAATAAATTGCATAGACTTGAAAGTGCAACAATAAGTAATCCAGTAGGATTAGATTATTACAGTATAAGCATTGATCAAAGTGAATTTATTGATGGAAGTTTAAAAATAACAAACAGAACTGAAGCAACTGGATTAACTCCATCTTTATATTTCAACAGGAGTAAATTTGATGGCGGTTCAGAAGTTAGAGCATCCCAAAATATGCAATTTGAAGTTCTGACTCCATTAATAGAAACTTTCACTCCAAATCAAACTAATATTTCTGCACAAGTTAGAACAGTATCTGGTACTAGTATTTCTGGAAATGAACAATCTTTTATTGATAATGGATTTTCTGCTATTAGTTTAGGAGTATTTAATTATTTTGAAACTTCTAGATTAATTTGTTCAGTTGATAATGAATCTAATTTACTATCTGGATTGCCTGCAAATAGGTCTTTCAATGCTATTTTGAACTTATCATCAAATGACTCTAGATTATCTCCATGTATTGACCTCACAAGAACTAGTATTATAACAACTACTAATAGAGTTAATAAAATAATATCTGACAACAAATATCCAACTGATTCTCGTATAAAATCTTTAACTACAAATCAAAATGCATTCATATATGTAACAAAATCAATTAGACTCCAAAATCCTGCTACTTCATTAAAATTATATGTAACTGCACATATTAATGAATATTCAGATATAAGAGCAATGTATTCTATTGACAATAATGAAAATATTAATCCAATTTTTGAATTATTTCCAGGTTTTAATAATTTAAATAATTTAATTGAAGTTATTAATCCAGAACTAAGTGACGGGAGACCAGATAAATTTACTGAAAAAAATCCATTCCTAGATTTTGAAGATAATCAATTCACAGAATATGAATTTACTATGAATAATTTACCATCATTTAACTATTATCGTATTAAATTAATAATGACTTCTACTAATCAATCTTATGTTCCAAAACTAAAAGATATTAGATCCATTGCTTTAGTATAATTATGAATGAACTAATAGCAATAAAAGATAATTGTAATCTTTTAAGAGATCCAAATACAAATTCAATATTAAACCATAGTAAATCTGAGTATGAGAATTATTTAATATTAAAAAAAAATAAAAAAACTGAAATTGAAAAAATTAAAACTATTCAAGATGAAGTTGAACAAATTAAAAATGATGTTCATGAAATTAAAAATCTTCTGCATAAATTATTAAAATGAATCCAGATAAAATTTGTTTAAATAGTGTTAATAGATTATTTGAATATGAAAAAATGTCTAGAGAAATAGATAGTATAGATGATATCAAAATATTAAAAAATTATACAAAATCATACATAAAACTTTATTTCAAACAACAAGAAGTTATTTCTGAACTATAATGGCAAAACCATCAACAAGGCAAGAACTTATAGACTACTGCTTAAGAAAACTGGGAGCACCAGTTCTAGAAATTAATGTTGCAGATGAGCAAATAGATGATCTTGTTGATGATGCCATACAATTCTTTCAAGAAAGACATTTTGATGGTGTATATCCAACATTTTTAAAATATCAAATAACTAAAGAAGACATAGAAAGAGGAAAAGCAAAAAAAGTCGGTGATTTGGGAGTTGATTCTATATCAGCAACTGCAAACATAGTAGGAACAGCGACCACTTTTAATTATTTTGAAAATAGTAACTATCTTCAAGTACCATCTCATGTTATTGGAATAAATAAAATATTTCATTTTGAGGGGTCAAATAGTATCTCTAGTGGAATGTTTAGTATCAAGTATCAATTGTTTTTGAACGATATTTATTATTGGGGGTCAACAGAACTACTTACATATAGTATGACTAAAAGATATCTAGAAGATATTGATTTTCTGCTAACTACTCAAAAGCAAATTAGATTTAACAAAAGACAAGATAGATTATATCTTGATATTGATTGGTCTAGTTTAAGAGAAGGGCAATATTTAATTTTAGATTGTTACCGAATGATGGATCCAAATGATTATGATAAGGTTTGGAATGATTCATTTATAAAACCATATTTAACCTCGCTAATAAAAAAACAGTGGGGGCAAAATTTAATCAAATTTCAAGGAGTTAAACTTCCTGGAGGTGTTGAGTTGAATGGAAGACAAATGTATGATGATGCAATACGCGAAATGGATGAATTGATGGGTAAAATGTCAAGTACTTATGAACTCCCACCCTATGACATGATAGGATAAAATATGCTTAATCCATTCTTTCTCCAAGGGTCAAAAACTGAACAAGGTTTAATACAAAGTTTAGTAAATGAATCTATACAAATTCATGGAATTGATGTGTATTATATTCCAAGGCAATATGTTAATGAAAAAACCATCATAAAAGAAGTTATAGAATCTGAATTTAATAATGCATATCCAATAGAAGCGTATTTAAATTCTTATGAGGGATATGATGGTCAGGGCACTATATTATCAAAATTTGGTATTCAAGAACTTGATGATGTATCTTTAATAATTTCAAAAGAAAGATTTGAACTTTATATATCTCCGCTTATTCAAAAATTAGATAATATAAAATTATCATCAAGACCTAAAGAAGGTGATTTAATTTATTTTCCCTTAGGTGATAGATTATTTGAAATAAAATATGTTGAGCACGAAAAACCATTTTATCAATTAAGAGAAAATTACGTATATGAGTTGAGATGTGAACTGTTTAGATATGGAGATGAAGTATTAGATACTGGGGTTAATTTTATTGATGATAATGTAGAAAATGAAGGGTATATTCAAACTTTAACACTAGTTGGCGCATCATCAACTGCAACTGCTGTAGCAAATTCGGTTAATGGTGGAGTAAGATTAATTAATGTTCTTAATAGAGGGTCTGGGTATACTTCTACACCAACAGTAAACATATCAAATTCTCCAATTGTAAACGGCAATGCAACTGGAATTGCGACTATGATCTCAGGAATTGTTGATATTTGCGAACCAGATAGTAATTTGTTACGTGTTCAAGGTGTTCAAATTACAAATCCTGGATTTGGATATACAATTGCGCCAAAAGTAGTTTTTGTTAGTAGAAAAGGTTCTGGAGCAGAAGCTGTATCTGTAATTGCGGATGGTGTGGTTGGTATCATAACAATAACTAATGGTGGTTCAGGTTATGTAACTTCTCCCTTGGTTTATTTTAATTCTCCAATTTCTGGTGAAATTGCAAAAGCTGTAACAGTTATAGAGAATGGTTCAGTTACACAGATAAGAATGTTAGATGGTGGATTTGGTTACCAATCAATACAACCAACAATTCAAATAGAGTCACCTCCAATATCGGGTATAGGTGCATTTAGAGTTAATGAAATTGTAATTGGATCTTCTAGTGGTAAAAGTGGAAGAGTAAAAACTTGGAATTCTCAAACTAATACATTAAAATTATCAAATATAACTGGATCTTTTATGGTAGGAGAAATTTTGATCGGACAAACTAGTGGTGCCGAATATAAGTTAGCAGATCTAAATATTAATAATACTAATGATGCGTATGCTCAAAATCAGGACATACAAATAGAAGCAAATAGTATTATTGATTTTAGTGAGAAAAACCCATTTGGAACTCCATAAATTTAAAATTTAATAATTAAGTATATTAAGAGGAAATTAAAAAAATGTTTGAATATTTTTATCACGAAATATTGAGAAAAACTATTGTATCTTTTGGTACACTTTTTAATGGAATAAGCATTCAAAAAATAGATTCTCAAGGTGTTGTTAGTTCTATTATTCAAGTTCCTCTAGCATATTCATCAACTCAAAAATTTCTGGCAAGATTGGAACAATCTCCTGATCTTAACAAACCTGTTCAGATTACTTTGCCGAGAATGTCATTTGAATTTACAGGATTATTTTATGATTCTCAAAGAAAAGTTACAACAACTCAGTTTTTTGTCAGCAAAGATTCTAATAATAATGAATTAAGAAGGGCATATATGCCAGCTCCATATAATATGGAATTTGAACTTAACATATACATTAAAACTAATGATGATATGCTTCAAATTATTGAACAAATTTTACCATATTTTCAACCACATTACACTCTTACAGTTGATTTAGTTGATAAAATTGGAGAAAAGAAAGATGTTCCTATAATATTAAATTCATTGTCTATGGATGATACTTATGAGGGAGATTTTTCAACCAGAAGAGCACTAATATATACTTTAAAATTTACTGCAAAAACTTATCTGTTTGGTCCAGTTTCTAATGAAGATGTATCTAAAGATATTATTAAAAAAGTTAATATTGGATTTATTTCCGGAGATGTAACATCTTCACCAAGAAGAGAACTTACTTATTCAGTTGAACCAGTTGCAACTAAAAGTTATACAAATAATATTGTATCAATGCTAAGTGAAGATGTTAATACTTCTGTATCTAAAATAAGAGTTTCAGATTCTTCTACAATACCAGTATCTTCTCACATTACAATAAGTAATGAGACATTATATGTAAAATCAAAAACTGAAAATATTTTAACTGTTGAAAGAGGATCATATGGAACACAAATTTCTGAGCATGTTTCTGGAACTAATATACTATTATTAACCGATGCTGATAATTCTCTAATAGAACCTGGAGATGATTTTGGATTTGGCGGAGAGTTTTTATAGTATATGGCAAAACAATACGATAAACTTAATGACATTTTTAATGTATCTGGAGAAATAGTATCAGCAAGTTGTGAAAGTAATGATTCTAAATTACCTTCTGATAATATTATTGTGGATAAAATTACAATTAGTGATATAAAAAAAGATTATGAGTATGCTCGTGGTAACATGTATTCTATTATTGAGAAAGGTCAAGAAGCACTAAATGGTATCTTAGAGTTAGCGCAAGAAACAGAATCTCCAAGAGCATATGAAGTTGTTGGACAATTAATAAAGAATGTTTCAGATTCTACTGAGAAATTAATTGAATTGCAAAAAAAATTAAGGGATTTGGAAGAAATAAAAACTTCAAGTGGTCCAACAAGTGTAACTAATGCACTTTTTGTTGGATCTACTACAGAATTATCAAAATTATTAAAAGGTAGATTAAATAACCAGGAGGATAAATAGAAATAAAATGCTATCACAAGCAGTAATTGAATTAAAAAACAAATTATTAAAGTTATCTAATATTTCATATAATTCTATAGATTCTCTTATGAGAAAAATTATGAAATCTTATAACATTACTGCTAAAGAACTTCATAATGCTTTTAAACAAAAAAACAAAAAAACTCCCGACGATTGGATCAAAGGAAAAATGAAAAAACTTCAAGAAGATCACAAAGAAATTGCCTCCGGTGAAAAAAAAGATGATGAAGGATATATGGCAAGAAATGAATTAGATTCAATTGAAAGAGCAATTAAAAATCTTCGTAAAAGTATAAAATCTGGAAATCAACAACTTCCTGCTTGGGTTCAATCAAAAATTACAAAGGCTGCTGATTATATTGATACTGCATCAGAGTATCTTGAAAGTGATGAGAAAGTTGATGAAGAAATAAGTCCTACAATTAATATTAAGAAGCACCGAGAAGCAAGAAAACAAGAAAGAATTAATAAATTAACTACAAGTCCAAATCCAAATGAAGCAAGTGTAGCTAAATCAAAATTAAAAGGGCCTTCTCTCCCATTTAAAGAAGAAATTTCTTTAGTAGAAAAAATACTTGGTGAAGAAAAATGTGGAAAAGGAATGTACTGGTGCAATACTGATAAAGTATGTAAACCACTTCAAGGAATGAAAGTTCCTGGACAAAAAATAAACCCAACTGAGGTCGGAATTGGAAAACCAGTTGCCGAAGGTTCTTGCAACCATACAAAGAAAGGTAAATCTTGTCCAGTTCATGGAGAAAATCAATGTCCAATGAGTGAAGAGAAAGACCCTAAAGGACCTGTAAAATCTTATAAATCTCCAGAAGAACTTGCTAAGAAGCACGGAGTATCAGTAGAAGAAATTAAAAAGCAATTAGAAATTGGAACTAAAGTTGAATTTGAACATACTACAAGTAAAAGTTCCGCAAGAATCACTGCACTTCAACATTTAGATGAAAAACCAGATTATTATACTAAGTTGAAAAAAATGGAGACTCAAAAAGAAAGTAATATAGTAAGAGATATGAATGGAAATGTATATGCAGAATTTATTGACATAATAAAATCTGGAAGTATTGAGGAAGAAAATCCTTGCTGGAAAGGATATACACAAGTTGGTATGAAATCAAAAAATGGAAAAGAAGTTCCTAACTGTGTTCCATCAAAAGGTGTTCCTAAGGCAAAAGGATATAAGAAAAAAGATGTAAATGAAGCAGTAAGACTTCAAGCACAAACTGGAAATAATATTTTTGTCACCTTATCTTGGAGAGGAAAATATTACACTATACAATTATTTTTCCCTCAAGCAAAAATTCCAAGCAGAATGGAAATTTCTGATGAAATACAAAAAATTTATCCGGGTTCTAGAGTAATGACATATAGAGTAACTGATTTTAAACAAGGAGAACCCATAGTTTATGCTTACAAAGGTGGTAATGCCGGAAAATTGGGTTCCAATAAAAATTATGTAAAGACTATGGGCGAAGAGGTTGAAATAACAGAGGTAAAAAAGTAGAAACACCTCCTTCCTCTCAAGTAGACTTACTTAAAAAGACAAAAAAAGCAATTAAAAGAACTGATACAAATATTGACGGATTTGTGGATGGCAAAGATGGCAAAACTGGTCCTTATGGATCTTTTATTCCTTCTGTAAATGGTAAAGGAAAATTATATACAGATTTAAATGTTAAAAATGAAGATTGGCAAAAAGTAAATCGTCAGGATAAAACTGATGGATTGAGTCAAAAAGCAGTTAATGCTTATAAAAAAGAAAATCCAGGATCTAAACTTAAAACTGCAGTAACTGAAAAGAATCCTAAAGGAAAAAGATCAAAACGGCGTTCTTCTTTTTGTAGTCGCATGTCTGGTATGAAATCAAAACTTACATCATCAAAAACTGCAAAAGATCCAGATTCTAGAATAAATAAAGCACTTCGTAGATGGAGATGTAACTAAATTGGTACTTTATTATGTCTGAAGAACATTATCTGGGTAATCCACTTCTCAAGAAAGCGAATACCAAAATTGAATTTACAGAAGATCAAGTACTTGAGTGGATTAAGTGTGCTGAAGATCCAGTATACTTTGCCAAAAAATATATTCAAATTGTAACTCTGGATCACGGACTACAATCTTTTGATATGTACTCATTTCAAGAGGAAATGGTAAATACATTTCACAAAAATAGATTTACTATTTGTAAGTTACCCAGGCAGTCTGGTAAAAGTACGGTCGTAGTTTCGTATCTTCTTCACTATGCAATATTTAATGATAATACAAATATTGCTATTCTTGCTAACAAAGCAAACACCGCCAGAGACCTTCTAACGCGCCTTCAAACAGGTTATGAGAATTTGCCCAAGTGGTTGCAACAAGGCGTCTTGTCGTGGAACAAGGGATCCTTAGAACTTGAAAATAAGTCAAGAATCACTGCAGCTTCAACATCAGCATCATCAATACGAGGGGGAACATATAATATTATTTTTTTGGATGAATTTGCGTTCGTTCCAAATACTGTTGCGGAAAATTTCTTTAGTTCAGTTTATCCTGTAATTACATCAGGACAATCATCTAAGGTTATTGTCGTAAGTACTCCTTACGGTATGAACCATTTTTATCGTCTTTGGGATGACGCTCAAAAGAAAAAAAATGAGTATATTCCAATTGAAGTTCATTGGACTGATGTTCCAGGAAGAGATGGAGAGTTCAAAAGATCTACTATTGCAAACACAAGCGAAAGTCAATGGAGACAAGAATTTGAGTGTTTATTTTTAGGTTCTTCAGATACTCTTATATCTGGTCCAATATTAAATAGATTAGTATTTGACAATCCTAAAAATTCAAGTGCTGGATTAGATGTTTATGAAGATCCACAAGAAGATCATACTTATGTAATTACTGTGGATGTTGCTCGTGGAGTTGAAAAAGATTATTCAGCATTTATAGTAATTGATGTG